TAGTTTTCTATGTATTCTTTCGCATTTAGCTGCGTCTTTATCAAAACCATTTTTAAACATCCACTTACTAACTTTATCGTATTTTGTTTTTGACTCGATGTAAGTTAACACGTTAATTGATTTTGTTATTCTTGTATCTTGAAATTCTTTATGCGATATCCCGCCCTCAAGTTCCTCGAGGACATACCGATAAAACGGGTTTTGACTAGGAACGTTAGAATTAGTAAGAACATTCATAGGGTCGTCTGACCTGCGTTTCACGGAACGAATCGTGTCTTCAATTCTTTCGTATCCTCTTTTTATATATTCAAATCTTGGTATTTTGTCACCCTTCCAGAAAAAATAAAATGACCTATCTCTTACTTGTCCTAGTCCGTGAAGAATCGACTTTGTTTTATATACCGAGAAAACGTATCCGTTTTCTCTCCCAATTCGTCTAAGATTTTCACGGACCGGCTCTCCAGCTTGCGAAGCGAATCTTGGTGCGTTTTCACCCCAGAATACTTGAGGTTTGAGTTTACCCAAGACAAGACTCGCTGTGGTAGGCATCCAATCATTAATAGCAGCATCTGAACTAGCTGAAGGATTGAGACTGCTGAGGCCAGCACAAGGACAAACAGTGTTGATAACATCGACAGAAGGTAAGTCAGGTACCCTGCCATCTCCAACAAGATGATAAGGGACTTTTCCTTTGTAGTATTCAACCAAGTTAAAATCGTTTGCTTTGAAATCTTCATAACTTAAAATATACTCCGGTTTCTTATTAAGAATATTTTGCATCGCGATTGTTTCACCACCAATCAAAGGTACTATACTAGCGTACTTCATCAGTGTGGCACCGTACGCATTAAAATATATTCATCCACTTTAACAGTTGGTTTCCAACCAAGTGATACTAAATCAGCATTATTTGCTGTATTATCTTTTGCCTCGCATTCTTCTCCGTGTACTATTGGTAAGTCTATATAGCCTCCAATGTCAGCAAGACTACGAACTTGGTGACCGATGCCAGTACCAATATCATACGTAGGCTTTAATAATCTTATGTCTTTACTCATAAGTAAAGTTATAGCTTCGACCACGTCTTTAACGTGTATAAAATCTCTAGTGTGATCAGTTACGTACTTAAGATTTCCATTTAACAGCATAGGAATAAACATATTTTCTCTGGCTCCTTCACCGTATACAGTAGTAAATCTTAAGCCAACCTGATGTGGAAATGCAGTTTCTTCGTTTACTTTTTTAGTAGTACCATAAGGTGATAGCCACCAGTTATGAATACAAGAAGAAGACGCGTACATTAGTGGTATGTTATTATATGTACATATTTTCTGTATACGCGTAGTATTTTCTACGTTATTAACCCAGTATTTTTGTGGATCTTTTATACTTTGTCTAACATTAGCGTGAGCTGCAAGATGAATTACGTAACTTATTTCATGTGGATTAAAGTCTTGAACGTCATTAGATGGCTCGTTACGTAAATCCCACTCAACTATTTCATGACCATCTTCTTTTAGTCTTTTCATCAAGTGGCTACCTATAAAACCACGTGAGCCTGTTAAAGCTATTTTCATGTAAAAAAGTCCTCCAATGTGTTTGGTTTTTCTTCGCCGGTCCAGTGTGGATACGCGGCTCGTGATAAGTGTATTGAATGTGGCATTTCCATATTTTTAAAATCTAGTTGACCATCTCTATTTAAGAGATAATCTGTCCACTTAATTATTTTTACTCTTTTTGCTTTTGATTTAAGTGTTTCATAAAATGCTATTCTGGCTGAGTTTCTTTGTTCCCAAGTACCCCAAAATGGTTTACCTTTGTAATAGCCAGACTTTGGTAATTTTCTAGATTCGTCTTCTATTGGAAGAAGCTCGTATATTGATACGTCATCTATTGGTAGTTTTTCTGCAGCTTGAATATATCTTGAAGCTAACTCTATAGCGTTGTCTATATGATTACCTTCTACTCTGCAAAGATGGTGTCTTATATCGATATTACCAAAGTACAATTCTACTTTATTAAATGTATTTATAGGGGCTGCATCTTCAATAAATTCTTCGAATCCAGTCTTTAAAGCTCCATTGAGAGTTTTAAAAGGTACTGAATTAACTACCCAATCTGGTCGATACATGCAAATAGCATGACTATCACCAATGACTATTTTGTCAGTCAACTTTGGATATTTAATAAATTCAGCAGTATCATACATTCTTTTTAAATTATCTAAATCTACGTCATGCCACGCGTTTAATATAGCTCCACCAGTCTCTTTGGCTCTATCTAATCTTTCTTTTATCATTTCATGATAAGCTGGAAATTCAATACCAACAGAATAGACCTTACCTTTAAACTGAGAAAAGTTACGAGTATTTTCTACGTATGGAAAACCTTTGACACCACCAAAAAAGTTTAATCCTCCAGTCCAGTCGCTGCCATGGTAAACATACATCTCATCGAACTCGTTGTGGTCTTCTATCTTACCACCCCAATTGATTTCTATATCAACTCCAGTTTGTTTTAACATGTCAGCATATATTACGCCTTGAGCGCCACGATGAGACTGTGGCCTAGCTGCAATTGGAATAAATGGACAATTCATTATTGCTGTCATACAAAGAACTCCTCTAGTGTATTTTGATCTGTAAGTTCAGTTGCTCTCGATACTTTACGTTTTTCACATAGTTTTTTATTTTCTCTTATCTGTAAGTATATTCCAAACTGACAAGATAAAACTTCAGTACCATAATATTTTAAACCATCTTGTTGTTCTCTAAATAATTTAGTACCATCTGGCATATCAATATTATAAGCTTCTGGATGAAACCAGACATCTTTAGTAAGTCCACATTCTTCAGCATTTTCTCTTAAGAAGTAAATAGCTTCAGCATATAATTTACGTGGAGCGTCTGGCCACATTCTATTTATGAGATATACAGCACCGGGACCGGGAGCGCAAAATCTATCGTCATGATAGTACTTCATTTGTGGTAATACACTCGTAGATGCCGCACCATGAAATCCATAGTACTCGCCAATCCCTGGCAGTTCTCTTAATACATTATAAGCTTGTTCCATATTTTCAGCGTTACATAAATCTTCGTACGTACCATTATCTCTAAAAGAAGCTACCCAATCAACTACGTTTACTGGATGAAATGCTCTGTTTGGCATATAATATTTTAATCTACAATAATTTCTAGAAGCCGCTTGTATCGAAGTATGCAATTCGGTAGTACCCCATATAGGTCTTTTTTTAGTCTTTGCTATTTCAATATTGTCTTGTAATTTATACAAGTACTTCATATCGTTATCAGCTAATCTATCAAAATCAACAAAACAATCATTTGGATCGTTACTGTTAGTAATAGCCATGTGCACGCCACGAGCTCCATAAAAGTGAGATATGATACCATTGCCAAGTATATTAAATTTAGACATGTCTTGTTGCGCGATCACTGTACCTATATATCTCATTCTATCATCGAGAGTTATAGTTGGATGAAAGTACTCGACGTCTCGTCCTAAGCCGAAGTCAATTTCTCCGTGCCTATTTAAATTATCGTACTCTTCATCTATAAATCCAAGATTGATACATGCTCTAGTATTAATCTTTTTCAAGAAATGATTAAAGTCTAACATTAAGTCTTTATCAAATTTCCACCAATCGTAATTATACATTCTTATTCCTTTGGTATCAAATGATGACTTATATGTACGCATTCTATATCTGGACATGCCTTTTTAATTTCTCCAATTTGTATTGGATCGTCATCGAAGTGTATGTTAATTTTATAGCCGAGCCACTGTAAATGTTGAAACCATTTAGCTTTAGATTGTCCTGACTGTTTTCTATCATTAAAGTCTTTTGGCTTTGGATTCATAAACAATGGATTGTCTATACCTTTTGCTTTCAACATATTTGTAGTTTCTCTTCTAGTATGAATAGATCTTCCAGTTACGATAATGTCTCTTGGCCCTGGATATATACCATCATAATCATCTCCCATGTATATTACTCCATCAATATCAAATGAATTGATAGGATATTTTGGAGCTGTAAACCATGGATCGAAAGGCTTACGCATAATCGGTTTCCTCCGCTTGATAAGTGTAGGTAAGTCTAGAAGCTTTTGGATTATTTTCTTTTCTCTGTTCTTCAGTAATGTCAGTATATTGCCTATTGGCAAGCATATCGCATTCATATTTAGCCTCGTCAGTTTTAAGTTGTAATGGTGGAGTTTTTTGAGTCCACGCTGATGGTCCTCTTAAGTAACCAACAATGCCCATTTCAGCTGCGACTTTACAAAATCTAATGGCAGAAACTACCACACCACCAGAGTTTGGAGAATCTTGAACAGCTAATCTGGCTGTAAGTTCGTATCTAGCACCACCAAATCCATAAGCAACTATATCAAAGTTTGCTATCTTCTGATCTGACGCGACGTACTTACCACCCGGCTTTTGTTGTACTGTTAAAGATGGACCTGCATATAACGTAGCACCAGCCATTGGTATATCTCTTACCACGTTTTGACCTTTCAAAACATTTTCTTTTGAGATGTGTTTATTATGCAGTCTTTCGACTTTAGCCATATTTAAGAAATCAGTATTTGCTGTTCTACCAGTCCTAATATTTTCTTGACCTTGAGTAGAACCAGCAGCCATATTCATCTGAATATGTTGAGTTACCATAAGTCCAGAATCTATCATAGCACCTTGTAGTACTTCTGACATTCTTGATGCGCCCCAAGCTGATCTCATATCAGAACCAACAATTGTTAGTCCAGCATCGATAAACTTTTGTTCAATTCTCTTAGTATCTTTAGTAGATATAACAGTTGGAATACAGTTTACAAAATGTACGCCAGCTTTTAAAGCTACATCTATATAAAACTTAGATAATTTTTCTGAACCAACAGGTGCATAATTAATTAACACATCAACTTCTGTATCTTTAACAATATTAACTATATCGTCAAAGGATTTAGCAGCTTCAGCTCCAGTTCTAAATGATACTTCTTCAGGATAATCTAGCATGTGCGGAGCGACGCCATCTAGTTCTGGACCAGAATATACCATTGCACCTTTTTTAACACAACCTGAAGTATTTGAACCATTTTCAAGTATTTCTTCTACGTGGTCCATCGCACAGTTAGGAGCAGCACGTAAAGCATCTACTAATGGTTTATTTACTTTTCTTCTATCAACGTCAAATCCTACGACAAATTCTATCTCATTTACCGTATAACCACCAATTGACTCGTACATGAGACCAACTGTATCATCTGGATTTGTTTTGTAATATTGAATGCCTTCAACTAAGGACTTTGCGCAGTTACCGACACCGATAATACCGACTTTTATTTTGGACATTTTTGACATATTTTTCTCCTTTATATCAGTTTATTTACGTGAGTGGTTTGTCCGGAGTAGAGTAGCTCACGTGTATAAGTAGTTATAACACTCCTTAATCTTCTTTTTTTCAAAATCTTTATCATTTAATTGTCTATTTAAACCAGAAGGATGTGGCATCTTAAAATGTTTTACATTAATTTTTTTAAGGGAGTCAGATGCCACATTTCCTAGAGCAATTACTTTATCGTACTTGCTCGTAACTTTTAAACTTTCGTAATCTATAGTATATTTTTGACCAACTTCATCGCTGCAATTCATAAAGTCATAGCCACTATTTAATTTCCATTCAGCAACCCATTGATCTAGTTTTCTAAACGTACCAGATTTTTCAACAGCCGAAGGATTTTGACCTACTATTATAACTTTATCCAATCCCACACTACACCTGCTTCCTTAAACATTGATATTGAACTTGATATTGACTCTTGCCAGTTTTCTGGTATCTCTTGTTCTGGTGTCACAACTCTACTTATGCCAGCTTGAATTAAGCCTTTTGCGCAGTCATGACATATTGGTAAACCTATTACATATATCGTGGAATCTTTTAACGACACGCCATTTTCTGCTGCGTTATATATGGCATTCATTTCTGCATGAACTATACGCTTATACTTTATGGCTTTATTTAAATAGTATAATTCATGATCATCACAACCTCTAGGAAAACCATTATAGCCTTGAGCAATAACAGTACGATTTCTAACTGCAACGGCACCAACTTGTGTTGATGGATCTTTTGACCATGAAGCCACAAGCTTAGCCATTTCTAAAAATCTTTTATCCCATTTATTTGACAAGATGAAAGTGCCTTTCGTAAACATGCAAGTTTTGTACTTGCCAGATTATATCACCAACTTTCAATTCTGGTGTACCATTTTCTTTACAATCATTATAGTCTTTTACCATTTGTTCTAAAACATAAAGCTGCCAAGCATAGTCATTCTTGTATCCGAACACGACATCGTTTGAGCGCATTTGGACAACGGACTGTAAGTAATTATCGCGTATGTAATAAGTAACGGCGTTAGTACATATAAAATCATTTTTACCATCTTCATTATATTCCTCCCATATACTTGGTCTTGTGTAAATCATTGAAGCTCTACGGCCATCTGGATTTTCAAGTAGTTCATCAAGTACTCTACCATATTGATGATGATACTTATCAGAATAAATTAAATGACCATAGTTAGAATTGATTTGACCAAATTGATTTGCAGCAAGTTTCCAAGCTTCAGGTACATTTCTATTGTAAGTTTCTGTAATCCAATTTACATTTGTTGATTGGCTTTCATACCATGCTTTTTCTATTTCTATATATGATTTGTTTGGTTCACCAAATATTGCCGGTTGATCGGCAAAGAAAGCTGCACCAATTAATTCAATAGTTTTTTGGCCGGATCTATCCATGACAAAATCCTCTATACGAAGTTTGCCTATGAAATAACCTCTTATATCACTTGTATTTTCTTGTATCATTTTACTGCCCTACCTTTAATACCAGAGAAACTACCGTTCGTACTGGCTGTTGATCTGTTAAACATATCTCTACCGGCTTGTTGACCTTCCATCTTACCACGCATATAAGATACTGCAAATGACGCATAGTTAATCATATCTTTGTAAGTATCTTCGAGCGACTCGAAGTTTGGATCTTTACCAGACTCGAGTAACGAAGTGGCACGAGTAATTTTGCCAAGTATGATATCGTGTATCGTATCGACGCCACGTCTATAATGCATAGCCTGAGTTATATTAGAACTATCACTTTGATAGTCCTGAGATTTTTTTAGCTGTAAGTCAATACATTCTTGTAAGACTTTTACTGATTCTTTACGTTCTTTCAATTTGATCTCCATATACAAAATGCCCATTATCTAGATCTATTATACAATATTCTAAGAGGTTTGTAAACATTTTTTTTACATTTATTCCACACTTAGAGTAATGTCTAGGCTCTGGCATGATTTCAATCTTTTTAATCTTGCA